AGATAAAATTCCCAAGAATCGTCAGGAGTAGTTTCTGCCTCGGCTNNCCATCTTCCCGAAATTTCTATCTCTGTATCATCCTTGCTTAAGTCAACTACTAAGCTAGGTATTAAAGTCCATGCTCCTGCCCTTTTAACAAAATATTGATTTTCTCCATTCCCGGCATATATATCATCTTCTCCTAATTGCTTAGTAAATATATATCCTAACGTATTATGTCGATAAACGAAAAATAAACATAATAAATTAGAATAATCTTTTATAATACTTATTTTTCTAAAATCTTTATATTGTTCTCCTATAGTAACCACAAATTTTCTGTAATAATTATTGATTTTAGACCACCACCATACGTCGAAGTAAGAGAGATTCCAATGTCGATATTTATTAGCATAAGGAATAATAGAAGCATCTTCAATAAAATAAAGATTTGTTTCGTAAGGAGCTGTTTTTACAAATAATAAATTTTTTCTAGATATATAATTCATTTCTAATTCGTATGTATTCAAAGCTTTCGAATAAGTAATATTTACATCTTCATTAGTATATTTTATATCACTACTTTGTTTTACATATCTTTTTCTTTGATTATCTATATATGTTTCAGAATTCCAATCCCATTTAATCCAATTTCCTGTAAATAAAACATCAGAAAGTCTATCTATAAAAATAATATCATTCCAAATATACACATATAAATCAAAAGTTTTAAGAATCCTTTGTAAAACCTCGTAACAATATTCATATCTTCCTTTATCATCTAAAAAGGCATCCGAATGTATGTAACATTTCTTGAAAAACATTAAAGAAGTTTCATTAGTTTGATTAATTCTTAAAGTACTATTAATGTATATATTTTCTTTAGTTTCATTATCGTCTAGATATATTTTATTAAAAATATAATAAAAGTATTCTTGTAATGAATAATAATCTGTTTCTAGTTCCAAACGAATTGACTTTAAATTATACAAATAATCATTAAAACTAAATCTTAATATGCCATATTTCAACAATTTCCTTTCATTAGCATCAGGAGAAATATAACCTCTAAAGAAAATTTCGTTTGTATCATACTTCTTTAATATTATTTTTATTTCGTTATCATAACATAATAACAATTCTTCTAATTCANAAAAATCATCTGTATATACTTCTATTGTCAATAATCTACTATAAATATTGTCTTCTTTTTTTGTTTCAATAGTAACGTTTTTTATACGTATATCAGAAACATTTCCTAAATAATCTTTTTGATATAATTCTACTAAAAATTTTCTTTTATAATAATCGTAAAACTCACCTTTATATTTTAATCCGTAAGACATCTTAATAACTATTTAAACGTTTATTCATTTTATTTAAAATTCCTACTAAAGTAGTTCCTTCAATACGAAATTCTACTTGTCCTCCTAATCCAAACTCTCTTAATTTTCTAGGAGGAACAACTACTTCCCCACTACTCAGCAACGCAGGATAAGTATCATTAGGATAACCAGGAGGAACAATCCCTCCTTGAGCCATCTTAGGCATAGCACTACGTATAGCAGTCATAACAATTCCTGTAGCTAATGCTATCATAGCTGGGAGAACGAATACAGCAAAAGGTCCTGTAGCATTAGCAGATTGTGTAGCTCCTTTTATAGCATTCAATAATATTTCGTAAATTAAAGCACTTGCTACTTTAAAAATAATGCCTAAAGCCATGTCTCCAAATCGCATCCAGCTATCAGCTCCTTCTCTAAGACTATCACTCATTTGATATAAAGTTTCTGCTAACCTTTGTCCTAGCGTAATTACAGGCTCTAACTGAATATTAGCTGCTAAATTATTAGCTTCTTCTACTACTGTACGAAAATAATCTTTTAAATTAGATAAATCTTCATTTATAGATTGTTCGAAAGCTCTATTGCTAGATTCATAATTGTCTTCAATTTGAGAAGTTAAATTCTTATTTATTTCATTTTGTAAAGAAGCTATTTTATCAGCATAGGATACTCTCCATTCATATTCTTGTTCTAAAGCTTTTTTAATTTCTACTAATCTATTTATTTCATTTTGCGTTTGTGCTTTTAATATCTTCTGTTCTGTTTCTTCAATTTTTGCTTGTAATTGTTCTAAAAGACCCATCCTCTCTGTAATTGTTTGTAATTGTGTAGCTTGTATTTTTTGAGAATTTTGTTCTTGAACACTTTCTGAATCTATTATTTGTTGAATTAATCGTAATTGTTCTTCATATTTTTCTTTTCTTTTACGAGCTTCTTCGTCTATTTTTTTTAATTTTATATCTGTATTAGTTTTAACTAATCTTAAAGCATCTTCTTCTTGAGTCTTGAAATACTGATAAGTTAATCCTTGTGCATTAATTAAATACTTATTAAATTGTTCTCTTATTTTTTGTTCTTTTTCAAAAGTTTTTTGTTGTATTTTAATACGTTCTTGTTGTGCTTTTATCTCTACTTCTAAAATTTGTGCTTGTATTTCACTCAACTTCGATTGAGCTGCTTTTACTTTTGCTTCTTTTAAAAGAGACTGAATATATTGCTCTTTAGCTTCTTTAGCTTTATTAGTATTTATTGTTTCTAATGTAAGATTTCCAAAATATTCTGGACTTATCTTGTTTAACTCTTCTATTGCTTTTTTCCTTTCTTGTAAACTTCTTTTTTCGTCTTGTGCTACTCTAAACAGTTCATTAGTCTTGGCTACTTGTTCAGATATATTACGAATTGCCGTTTTATTTATTTCTTCTACTACCTTTTTAGTTTCATTTCCTTTACTAGCTAATAAAGAAATTGCTGTTACTACTCCCGTTATTGCTATAGCTATCATTCCAAAAGGATTAGATATAAATAAAGCTGAAACACTTCTAAATACTACTGTCAACATTTGAAAAGCTTTTATAAGATTAGCTACTCCTAATAACACAGGCCCTATTGCTATTGCTATTCCACCTATAACCATTATGATTCTTTTTGTGCTTTCGTCAAGTTGACTTAAACTTCTTAAAAAATCTGAAAATTTTTTTATTACAGGTGTTATAACAGGGAGTATAGTACTTCCAAAGGCTCCAGCTAATTCTTTTAATGTTTCTCTAAATTGACGCAATTGATTAGCAGCACTTCCACTTGTGCGCTGAAAATCCCCATGAGCATTCTTCGTCATTTCCATCACATAATTATACCTGAGCTGAACCTTTTCTAATTGAGACATGTCTTGAATATTCTTTTGAATACCTTTGCTATATGCCCAGGCTTGTAAGTTAGCCTCAGTCATTACTACCCCTAAACGTTTTAAACTTTGTGTTTCTCCTGTAAAAATTGCTGTAAGAGCAGTCTGAGTTTCTTCAATTCCTATGTTTTTGAATGATGCTAAATCAGCAGCTAATCGAACTAAAGACATAGACATATCAGCAGCAGCTTCTCTACTCATTCCCATCCCTGTAGCCATGTCTCCAAAAGCAGCAGCCATGTCTAATGCCGTCCCTTTAGCTAATCCCATAACCTGAATAGAAGTCTTTGCCCATTCTTTAACTTTGTCAGAACTATCTTCAAAAACTGCATCTACCTTATTAAGAGTTTCTACAAAATTAGAAGCTGTTTTTACTGCTAATGCTCCTGCTGCAGACAAAGGTAAACTTACATATAATGAGAAATCCTTTCCAACACGTCTCAACTTGTTGGAAAGGTCTCCAATTTTTTGTTCTGTAGTTTTTATACTTCTTTCAAATTGTTTCGTATCTAAACCTAATGTAGCCCAAAGTTCTCCTATATTCATACTTACTTCTGTTTATTGTTTAATTTAGTTATTAGAAGAAGTTTGTTCTTAATTTCTCTCCAATCTTCTATTTTACTTTCTTCTATATCCCATTTTAATTTAAACAACTTTTCTGGTTTTCGTATTTGATGTTCTCTCTTCAAATGAATATTTAAAAGATATACTGTTTGAATTCTAGTACTTTCCCAAGTTGCTCTTATCAATGTATCTAATTCATCATTCTTAGCTTCTATTGCCCATTTCAATTCTAAAGGAGTCATTTCTAAAACTTGTTCTTTATTTATACCTAATCTTCCTACTGCAATAAATATAATCTTGTCAATATTCAAATCTTTACTATTATCATCTATTGTTACCCTCCTTTCTTTTTCTGTTCTATCTGAAAAAAATTTGGAAGCTTTTTAGTAAATTCTAAAAAACATTCATCTAAAACATCAACAATGTCTTCTCTTTTTAAATCTAATTCTTTATCAGTAGCCTTAGCTCCTGAAACAAGACTATGATACAAAAGAGGTTCGTATACTGATAAATCTCCATTTAGAATATTGTTCATACTACTATCAATACCTTTTTCTTTTAACTCATCTACAGTCTTCTTCAACGCATAATATGAAACTCTAAACGGATATTTTTTGCCTTTATAAGTAATGTATTCTACCATAGCCTAAATTTTTAAGGAGTATAAGTTACTGGTCCTGAAATTTTAATAGTAACGTTACTTGTTATTTTATCTCCTGTACTTGCACTTAAACTCAATTCAGTTACGTATCCTGAAAAAGTCCAAGTGCTTCGATCAGGAGTTTCAATTTTGTAATTTATCAAGTTATCGCTTTCAAAATCATCTAACATAATTTCATAGGTAGTAGCTGTGAAGTTCATAGTCAAGCTAATTTCCCCACTATCCCTAAATCCAGGAACATATTCCTTGTACCCTCCAGTACTATCTAGACTAGTAACGTCTATAGTGTCTCTACTTACAGAAGGTCCGTCTATTGCTGTTATTTCAGCAATAGGAGTGTAAGTTAATGAAGCTGTTTCTTTATAAAACTTAGTACCTACAGAAATGACTGCATTGCTCATAGCTTTGTCCTCCTATTTGTTTTTTCTTATGCAATTAAAATTTAATACATATACACTCCTACCTTTTTCATCTTTTTCTAAAAAAGCAGGAGAATGATTTGCTTGTATATAATAGTAATAATAATTTTCTGTTTCAAAATTATTCATACCATGAAGATATTGATAAATATCAAAAGCTATAGCTTCACAATAAGCATTATTTTTATCTCTTATTCGTACTTGAAAATTCTGAAATTCTATTCCTTTAGTGCCATCTAAAAGAACTTCAGGAGCTTTACCTTCAGTATCAAAAACAGAAACAATAAAATCAGGAATATCTGGATAATAATTAATGAATAAATTCTCTCCTTCGTTAAATACATTCACAAATGACAATTCTAATAAAGTTATTATGTCTTTACTTACAAAATTCATAACTTCTTACTTTTTTATTTCTACATTATTTTTTATTGTTTCTAAAATATTATTAGTATTTCTCATTAATGCACTTTCGAAGAATTTAGCTCCTGAACCTTTACGTTTCCATTTCACTAAAGGAGAAGTTCTCTCATGTACAGAAGCAGCATATTCTGTACGAAACCCCATCATAATTTGAATTTTTTCTCTATTAGGAACTACTGTCCAGCTGTTTCTTAAATTTCCTGTATCTACAGGAATAAGAGGAGGCGTATAATCCATGTCTCTTCTAATAAATATTGCTACTTCTAACAATCCTTTCATTGACACGTCTTTAATTTCTGTCAACTTAGAATTTAAATTACTTAATACTTCTTTCATGCCTCGAAGTTCCATAGCTTAGAATAATATTTTTTTTAGAATTACATTGCCTTTTATATCTTTATCATATATAATTCGATTAACTTCCACGCAAACAGGAATTTTTCCTTCTTCTTCAATAATTAACAAATCTCCTACATTTATTTCTACATTCTTGTCTACATAAACTATCGTTCTAATTTCTTCAATTTCACCGTTTTTAGTCCACCGCTTAACCACTTCTTCTTCAATTCTAGAAGTAATTTNTTCTACTTCATTGCTATACTGCTTCTCTCCATAAACATTTTTAGATATGCATTTCTTTANCTGAATCTTATCTTTGAACTTATTTTTTACATTCATAGCTCTATAAAATTACAAATTCTATTCGTTTGTTATCATCTCTTTGTAAAGTTTTTTTATAATCTAATTCTCGTAACATAGTTCCAAACTGAGTACTACGAAGTCCTTGATCTAAAGCTGTATTATACTCTACAGAAGCACTTCCAATACTTTCTCTTTTTACAAGTCCCGTTTCTCCTAAAGTATACAAATGAGCAGCCAAAAATTTTAACATTAATTCTAAATACCTTCCTTCATAATACGAAGCACTCAAAACATTAAGAATTTCCAATGCTACTTCATAATAATCGTTTATCAAATCGTCCTTAGTGACATCATCAAGGCTAATTTGTAATAATCTTTTAATTTCTTCAATCATAGCTTTAAATTCTTTTTAAAGAAATATTATCTATTTTTTTCTCAATTCTAGAAAAACGCTCTTCCATTTTCCTTTCTATATTCTCTAAACGTTTTTCTACTGATGCTTTCCATTCTTGGTCATAATCATCAGTAATCTTAAGTCTTCTTTCAAGTTCTTGATGTTTAAAACCACAATCTTTATTTCCTACTTTATCAATTCCCATCATTAAAACTCCTCCTCCAAATCCTAGTAGAGTCACTATAATCCCTAACAAAGCTATTTCAATATTTGTCATAATTCTATCCTTTTTTAAAATTTAAAACATATGAAAGTTTAGAATAATCAGAATCTAAATCATAATTCCATAAAATAGAATGTCCTCTACCTATTCCATGTTTTCCAGGCCACCCTTTCATACCTATACACAAAGGCTCGTCTATCATTTTTATTTTAAAATTTTCTTTTCTCAAAATTTCCCACAACTTTAAATCTATAAAAAATTTTTCTTCTTTCATTGCTTCTTTAACTTTGTCCAACAAAGAAATTCTAATTGCAGTGCTACATAAACTACTATGAAAAGAATTACTTAATTGAGAATAATATCCTTTAACATGATAATAGATAACATTACTTAATCCTACAGCATCAAATTCATCTAATTCTTTTAACATTCGAGAAATATAACTCTTTTTATAATAATCGTCATCTTCTATAAATAAAACTTTATTTACGTCATTTTTTCGTTTTTCTAATTCTGTTATTGCTGCTAACAAATTTCTTGAAAAAGATATTCCTTCTCTCATATCTTCTAGATTAATAATCTTTACTTCCCATCCTTTACATTTTAATAAATTAGCTGTATGAGAATAATTATTTCCATCTTCTGCTACAATCCATAATACCTCTCTTTCATAATCTTGCTCTAACATACTACGAAGTAAAAATCCAAACGACAAAGGTCTATGAGAAGTACATGTAATTAAAGCAGCTTTCATAACACTTCTTTTAATGAAACAGTTTTAAATTCTTCTATCGTATTTTCATAATTTACGTTCAATATTTCTACTTTTAAATTATATCTTTCTAAGTCTTCTTTGATATATTTAAAACTTTTTCTATATCTATCAAAAATCAAAGATTGATTAATAAGATCTTTTTCTTTTGATAATACACCTAAATTATATTCGTTATGCCAATGTTTTTTCCCGTTCCTGACTTTCATATCAAATCCTAACAACAATATACGTCTTGCTCCTGTGTGAATTGCTAAGTTAATAGCTGCCACGCCGCTATTAAAATTCCATACTACTTTCTTCTTATCTAAAGTTATCCCGTACTCTTTTGAAGAATCTTTTTCTAGATATTTAACCAAGTGAGAATTTTGTCCAATTTTACTGCAAGTAACTCGTAATCCTTCAAATTCTTGAAGTTGTTTATTGAAAATATGATAAAATTCTGAGTCTCCAAAAAAAACTATGTCTACCCAATCTCCTAACATAAAAGCTACATTAATCGCTATAACATGCTTCTTTTCTAAAAAATAAAAATAAGGAGAGTACACAGAAATAGGTAATTCTCTATTATAAACTTTTTCAACTAACTCCTCAGGAATCCCAAGTATTTCTATCATTGAATAACCTCCTCCAATTATCCAAACTTCTCCATCTTTCCATATTTCTGGTACTCCCCACTTCATTACTCTAAAGTTTTAAGAGTTTTAAAAGCATTTAATCGAGTTAAAGGTTTCTCATTAATTACTTTACCATTCTTATCAACAATATTATAAAGTCCTTTTTGTCCTTCAATTTCTACTATACTGTACTTGCTTTCTACTTTTTTTTCTTCATCTGCTTTCTTGACTTCTACTACTTCTAACACGTCTAAGAAATTTTTTACTTCATCAGGAGAGGCATAAAATTCCTCTCCTGACTTTATCTTTCTCATCTTCCCTGATATAAGTATCCATAAATATCCACCACCTATTTTTCTATACAAATTTTGTCTTCTTTCCATACTCATCTAAATTTTAAAATTGTGGACGTAAATGAACTACTCCAGTATATCCATTAGCATCACTTCTTATCTGAGGTACTTGTATAGTAAGCACTTTGTACTTAGTAATAAACTTCCCTTCTTCTCCCCATTCTACATTCTGTAGAGGAAGTCCATTAATTAAACGTACTGTATCACTCGTCATTTGTACTAATACTACATTATCATCAGGAAGTTTATCAGCAACTTTTACATCTAAAATACCTTCTATCTTCTTTATTCTTTCTCTTATAGTAACTCCTGGATTTACACTATCATAATCTTCGTCTAGCACTACTTCGTAATTCTTAGAAACGTACAATATCCAAGGTCCATAATGTCTACAATCTAAAGAAGCTTCTTTCATTCGTAATACATCAGTAATGATATTTCTACCATATTTAGTGCTTCCAGACATTAGTTCATCCCAAGGTGTAGTAAGAGTTATCGTAGTTCTATCAGGATGATTGATGTAACTATAAATGGTATTACGATTCCTTGCATCCTTTTCTCCAAAGCTATAAGAGAAATTAGTAAACAGCATTTCTTCTAATTTTTCAGTAACTTTACGAGCAGCTTCTTCAGCATAACTGGTATCTATAGGATTTCCTAGATTGCGGCTTGCAGACAACATACGAAGGTTTATCTGATAATCCGCGTGTATGATAGGAATTGGTAGATAGTTATGCTTAAAAACAAGTTTATCGTTAGATGCTCTAGTAATTCCATCCATGGTAACTACTGCTTCTAATCCTTCGCTTACTGTATGCCATTCAAAAACAGTAGTCCCCATTGCATTCCCAAGATTGTATACTAACCCTCTATCTATCAAATCCTGTATACCAACAAGTCTTTGACGAGCTACTTGCAAAACAGCATCATCTAAAGCTTTCCATTCATCCCTCCTTAGAGTAGCATTAGTTACNAANACTGTTTTATAACTTTCCCTGTCCTGAGGATTACCTCCTGTATATACAGTAGCACAAGCCCTGCCCTGGCTATCTATAAAAGGTCTCATAAGACCTATATTCAACTTTCCTGAATTTACCAGAAGTCCAGCTACTTCTCCCTGTCCTTCTCCTGTAACAGGATTCAGTACATCAAAATTAACTGTATTCATATTTCGTTCCTCCTCTATTTTTTAAATTATTAAAACTTTAATACGAGTAGTAGATGTAGAAGTTACTGCTGCTTCTAAAGCTACTCCTATAATACTATTACTATAAATAGTCCCTACGCTAAGAGTATCAGGAACATGTTTACCTATAAAACCATTCCCGGCACTTTCTACAAAGTCCCCTACAGCAATGTTTTGCCCTGTTGCTACTATTAACAAAGCTACATCTCCAGGTTGTGCATACCAACATTGAACCTTGTCTCCTTGAGAATAATTGTCTGTAATTTCTTTACCTTGAAGCTCATCTTCAAGAGCTATCAAAGTATAAACATTCTGACTAGCATTAGCTCGAGCTTGTACTTTACCATTGCCAGTAATCTGAAGCAACTGTCCAGGGGTTATTGTTTCTGCTGCTTCGTATTCAAAATGAATATCAGAAGCACTTCTTACTTTAATTGTATTCATATCTCAGTCCTCCTCATTCTTTTACGTTTAATGGATATAAAATTTCTATATCATTTTTAGACTTATTTAAACTATTTGCTTTGAGAGAATAGTCATTTACTGCATTTTTTCTTTTCATTGTACTTTTTATTTTTTCTAAAACTTCTATTTCCATAGAACTTAATTCATCTTCTGTCCAGCCTATTTCATTACCTTCACGAATAATTTCGTCAATCAATTTTTTTCTCGTATTTTCATAAAAGTTTAAAGCTTTTTCTACTTTTTCATAAAATTCATTAGTAGAAACTTTTTTCAATTCGCTAAATTCATTTACTGTTACTTTTTTTGAATTTACTCTTGAAGCTAAAATTTCAATAATTTTATCATCTAGATTAACTAACCATTCTCTGTCTTCATCAGAGAAAATTCCGTTGCTGTTTATAATACTCGTAATTCGAGATTCTAAACATTGATTATTCATGATTGAACCCTCCTTCTTATTGTAGTTTTTTCTTACTAAGTTACTTAATTTATCATTACTTATCACTTCATAAACAATTTTTCTTTTAACTTCTTCTGCTTTATCTAAATTTAATGATATCCCACTATTTGAAATTTCATAAGGAATCTTTAATAATTTCGATTTTCCTAGCAAATCATCATACTTTTCTACTACTATACTTCCTGTAGATAGTATTGCCTCTATAACAAAATTATTTCCTAATTGCTTACAAACAATTTGACTTAATTCTTCTCTTACATCAAAATCAATATTTTCATTGTCCCCATCTTTTTGCAAAACCATAGCCGCTAATGTCTCAGGAACTTCTAAATCAGTATCAAATTCTTTATTCAACAATCGATAAGCTTGTTGTATAGCTTTTAACTTTACATCATTAGGAAGTTTAGCCATTCGTCCTCTTCCACTAATCACTGCTCTTAGTGCATTTTCATTTAATTTGCCNGTNTTNGGATTTACNACAGGATAATATAATTCGCTGAAGCTCTCAGCATCAGCATCTCCTACTAAGAAATGAGATGCTACATAAGCTCGTTCTTCTCTGCTCAAGTCTTCCCATCTCTGAGAAGACACATCAAAGTCACTAAGGTTAAGAGCTTCCCATTTAGTGCTCTCTATACCATTATACTTTATTCCATAGACTGTT